GAAATCTAACTCGACCATACAATCCTTCTGGTTGATTGAGTTTACCAGCGCAGGCTTGTTGATGTTACGATAGGCTTTTCCAAACAACGCGAACGTCAGCGCATCAAGGAGTGTGCTTTTGCCAGAACCATTTTTACCGATGATCAGAGTATTGCTGTTCGTGTTCAGATCATACTCTGTGAAGGTGTTACCTGACGACAGAAAGTTTCGATATTTTATTTTTGTGAAGTTTATCATAATGATCAGTCCTTTTGTTTGTTCTTTCGTCTGCGCGCTGCTGCTTCACGCATTTTCTTTTTAGTTTCCTCAGTGTGCTTCCTTCCCTTCTGGGATTCACTCAACTTCCTTTTATGTTCCTCAGATAGTCTCTGACCCCTGCGGGCTTCACTAATCTTCCTTTTGGTTTCCTCAGTGAGTTTCCTTCCCCAGCAGTTGTTATTTCCCTTCTTCGCTTCACTAATCTTCTTTTTAGTTTCCTCAGTGTGCTTCCTTCCCAAACTATTCTTCTGTCCCTTCCTCGATTCACTAATCTTCCTTTTGGTTTCCTCAGTGTGCTTCCTTCCCAAACTATTCTTCTGTCCCTTCAAGGCTTCACTAATCTTCCTTTTGGTTTCCTCAGTGTGCTTCCTTCCTAAGCGGTTCTTCTGTCCCTTCCTCGATTCACTAATCTTCCTTTTGGTTTCTTCAGAAAACTCCCTCCCCGTATTGTCCTGAAACACAGGAAAGCATTGCTGATTAAGCCAATCATCACTCTTGACACAATCATTCTCGGTAAGGAACTTTGTTTCGTATTCATATGCCTCTTCAGCAGTTTCAAAGGTCTTATCAATAGTCGCAATGAACTCATCATCACTATATTGTTCACGCAACTCTTGGATTACTTTTGAACTTGTGAAGTAGTGCTTCCAAAGATCATCTTCTGGAGATGTCTTGTTGGCTGCTCGGTATCCGTAGTAGGATTTACCATTTGGGCATTTGATTAGGTAGGTATATGCTAAATATGACATAGCTGGCGTCTCCTTTTTATTGCTGGACGTTAGTGCTGTCGGATGTTGGCGCATCGCGGGCAGCTTTTCTTATATTTAGCAAAACCCAACACCTCAGTTAGAAATAGCCTCTTGAAACAAGCTCCTCAGTAAATCTTTTACACTATCCTTATTATCATACTTTGTCTGATCAACGTATTCGTTCAATACCTGAATCGTGCTTTTGCTTTCAATATGTTCAACTTCAACATCATCCGTGTTTGACTCGTCGGTGTTGTCGATGATCTGTAGATGCCAAGGATTCGCGTCCTCCAAATCATTTACGAACTTCTTGTATTCATATTGGTCATCAACACGATTCACAATCAGTTTCACTGCCTTGCCACCATACCCCGAAACATCCACATCTGTTGATCCATCATATGCGATCTTAAAGAACATCTTGTGTGGATTGGGCACGAACTCAAGATCATGTGTATCGGTATCAAGAATATGAAACCCACGATCCTCTCCATGATCAATCCATGTCTGTTCAAAGGGACTTCCCAGATACCAGATGTTGTCCATGTGTGATCGCGTGTGAAAATGACCACTCAGTGTCATATCAAACTTACGAAACACCTTACGATCCATTCCTTCTGTGTTCATCAAACCTCGCGCCATCTCAAACCCTTCAAGATTGAGATGACCAAGACAAATCTTGGCAGAAGTCTTTTCAATCATCTCCATCGTCTGATCATGATTGGATTCATTGATCCAAGGCACGAACAAGAGTGGATGCTCTACATCACGATAGAATACCTCGGTCGGCTGACTATACCACTGGAAAGGTTTTTGTTGTCCGTGGGTAGAAAAGAGACACTCCATAGAATTGATTCTGTTGGTGTTCTTGTAGAATGTGTCGTGATTGCCAATAATCACCTTCAAATCAAAATCGTGAGATAGATCATGGATCAGTTGTCGGAACGAATTTAACGTTTTGTAATTTACCCACTTTCGACGATCTGTGATGTCTCCTAAGTGTATGATATTGTTGATGTTATTCGCTTTCAAATAAGGGATAAAAACGTGATACCAGAATTTATACTGATAATTCGCAAAAGTGTCACTATCCCCCCTAACCCCCGCGTGAGTATCTGTAACAAGAGCAATTTTCATAGTTTTTCTTCCTCAGTCAAATTTGACGCAAATTGTAGAATATTGTTGCTATTGGTAGCAGGCTTCTTCTTTTTCTTGCTTCTCGCAGAACTATTGCTTTTTGATTTAATTGCCTTCTTCTTCTCGATGGACTCCTCGTATGACTGAATGAAATCATTCATGTTGTCATATAGCTTTCCAAAGCCAAGGCTCGTCATAGAGTTCAGGTCATCATCCGATGTTCCGATGCTCTCCATGATGTTATCATTTTCCAGTGACTTGTATCTCACATAGAGTTGCTTCTTCTCCTTCTGAATACGACGAAGAAAGGCATAGTAGATAATCTGTGTGAAGTAGGAAAATGGATTCTTTGATTTCTCTGGATCGAAGTTTCTGATGTATTGAATACAGTTCTCAATACCATCGGCAATCATATCATCACGAAACGCATAGTTGATGAAGTTCGACTTGTACGACAGATGATTGGCAATCTTCCAGAAGATGGTTCCAATCTCATCGGGTATCTGTGGTTCAGGATCACCATTCTCTTCGGCAGTAACCACACTCTCGCGATATGCGATCATGTGTTCAAGAAACTGCTTATTGTCCACATAGTGGTCCGGTCTTTTCTTCTTCTCCATTCTCACCTCTTTCATAGTTCGACATTGTATGTTTTGACCTTGAATTTCTCTGACTTGTATATTGAATAGCGTTCTTGATAATGTTTTAGAGAGAAGTTCTTGGTCTTTCTACCATTGCTCAAATCATCAACTACATCATATAACGTTGCCTCCTCATCATTCACTCGTCGTAGTGTACGACCAATGCTTTGTAGTGTCCTGATCCGAGACTTGCCCGGATGCGTGAACACCACGTTGTGTAGTCGCTTGATGTTGATACCCTGTGAGTATACACCAGACGACGCAATAATAATAGCGTTTTCTTCATTTTCTACGGTGGACCGAACGTTCTCCCGTGTGTTCAAATCTGTTGCTCCATAGACAAAAAAGCACTTTCTTTCCTCTTCCTTGGCATCCTTGATCATGCGGAACAAAGGAACACCATGCTTCTCGACATAGTTGAATAGCACAAGCGTATTTCCCTTGAGACTCAACACCAGATTCTTGATGAACTTGTTGCGTGATTCGTTCGACACCAGATAGTCGATCTCTTCCTGATACTTCAGGTCAGACGGCACTCTCTCTTGGTGCTTCAGCACGATTGCCTTGACCATGAAGTCAGCCAACACCTTCTCCTCAATCAGATCCTTGGTCTGTGTTACCTTATAGACACTACCCAACAGACCCTCGATTACGAGCTTGTTTGTGAGCATACCATCGAGTGTGCCTGTGGTTCCGAATCGGTAGGGTGTGTTGGTCATCTTGGTCATGATGTTGGTCAACGACTTTGCTTTGACACCATGACACTCGTCCACAATCACCGTGCCGAACTGCCCAAAGAATGCCTTTGGCATCTTGTATAGTGACTGCCATGTTGAAATGATGATTGGCTTGTCCGTCTCTTTGGATCGACCAGCCATGATCTCATGAATATGTTCATCGGCATCAAACCCATAGTCGGCAAAGTCCTTTTTCATCTGAGCAACGAGTGATGTAGAGGGAACAATGATCAGATGCTTTTGATCATGCTTCTCCATATACCACCGAATCATAAGATAGATGATCAGACTCTTGCCCGAACCTGTTGGTGACAACAGCAGCATTCTTCGCTTACGAATAGCCGATACAAAACCTTTCATTTGGTAGTCTCTCGGCTTGAACGGAAGACCCAATGTAGAGACAAACTCTTCGGCTTCGTTCATCGAAAAGTTTTCGTCTGCGTCTCCTTCATAGGTCAGTACATACCCACGTTCTTTACAGAAGCGGCGAATGTGATCAATGAGTCCAACATAGATCGTGTGGTCTTTATAGTTCAGCAAACGGATTTTTCCATCCCACGCACCCATCTTATAAGAAGGCTGGAACTTGGCAGACGGAACGTCGAACGTGAAATAGTCGGACATTTCACGCATGATATATGGTTCAGAACTGACCCATAGATACACGTCGTCTCTTTTGCTGACAACCACTGATTCCATATCAGTTGGCACCACCCAAGAACTTGCGCCACTCGATCGCGTTCTTGATGTGCTGGGATCGCCACTTGATATTGTCAACGATGGAAACAAGAAGCTGAACCTTCTCGTTCTGATCGGCAATCTGCATCAGGTGTTTGACCACGATAGCATCTCCATCCACATACTTCGGAACATCCGACTTGAGAATGCGAACGTCCAACGGTTCCCATCCTCGTTCATCAAGATCCTCTTGACTCATGCGTCCACTATAGTAGTCCACCTTGTCACGATGCAGGATCTTGTGTGTTTCTCGCATCTTCTGTAGCTGCCGACGTTCTTCGGTCAACAGTCGTACATATTTAGAGTGTAAAATAGGGATCTTCAGACTCTCCTCATCCAGAGCAACATCATCAACCTTACAGTCCTCACTCCACATGTTGTAGATTTCATTAATGTCGGTCATTTCAATAAGATGGTTCATAGTTAAATAAAATCTCCGCTGTTATTCAAAACGAAAACCCAGAAACACTTCTGGATCTGCCCCATATTATAAGCCCCCGTGAGGATTTGTCAAGGGGTCACTCAAATTTTTTCGTAGGAATAGCGAAGATAGCGAAAGGTGATTGTCGCAGTCGGTGGTTCAATGTCACTTGAACCAGAATCGAACTGGATTTCAGACAGACTCGTAGGATGAAGGTCTTCAAACTTGATCACATAGTTCACATTCATATTGGAATTCAATATACTGAGTGAAGCATCTGAATATATTTGTAATGCCTTCTGTGCCTTATATTCATCATAGTCATTTGGGAAACCAATACCGATCATCCAATCAAATAACTCTCGCCAGTTTTGTAAATCCTCATCCACAAGAAATGTCACAGTCAGGGGATCAAATGTAATATCATTGCCCGGAACATATGTCGGCATGAGTGGTGTCGATTGAACTGCCTCACCCAAAGAAACGCCGGGAAGATTGACCGACGTGATAAACCAGTTGGTATTGGGAAGGTATTCAACATTGAACCTGAATCCAACAGGGGAAAGGTAGTTGATGTTCGTGGGTTGATTCTCGAATATTTTTGCCATGAGTCTCCTCCTTGATATATTTAGGAAACCACAAAAACAAATCGGGGAGCATCCCGAAGGACACTCCCCGATTTTGTCATGCTACTACTTTAGCTTATACTATGCAGTCACACCGTTGAGGTAGTTGACAGCGAAGCCTCTGTAGTATCGGTTGTTGGTGTCGAGAGCAAAGCCACCCGCACCTGTGTCAGTCGCGAAGGGGTTAACACCAACCGCGTATCGGGTCTTGAATCCGATCTTGGGCTGGAATGTGTCCTCGCCAATGGCACGAACCATCTGGAGTGGGACGTATGGGCAGTAGAACATACCCGCGTCGTATGGGCTGGTTCCCTTATAGCCAACAACAATGAAGTCATCGCCTGTGTAGGAGTAAGGATCAATGTAGACCTTCATTCCTGAACCAATTGTACCCGCGAAGGTTGAACCAGTGTCATCCACTGTGAGCGCAGCGGTTGGATCAAGCACACCAGCCGTCGCAAGAGCAGACGCAACATCTGAGGAACAGATGATGAAGTTACCCTTGCCACGTCGAGTGTTCTTGGCAATCGCGTTGGCTTCTGTCTCAATCTTGTAGACAAGAGCCTTGAATCGCTCAACGAGCCATCGACCATCGAGGACACCAGTGTTGCCACCGCCACCAACGTTGGCAGTACCGCGACCATCGACCGCAGCAACACCTGTACAACCCATGTACACCTTGCGAACGATCTCACGGTTGATCTCAGCGTTGATCTCAGTTGTGAGAATGTTGGCAAGCTCTGTCTCGGCATCAAGACCATGAATCGCCTTCAGATCCTGAGCAAGCTCGACTGAGTATTCAGCCTTCAGCGCGCGA